GTGCGCGCCTAATTTATTGTATGTAACGGAACTTGCCGCTAGCTTTAAAGTATCTTTTTGTTTATTTTGTTTTCTGCTATACATACAAATGGTGACCAAGTACAAGGTCACCGACCGGTGTGAGCCGGCTTCGGTATATGGATCTCAATATATTGTGCCACTCAACATATACCCCCGTTTGTACACGGGCTGCCCGTCATGGGCGCGTGGATGGTAGATTGGGTTACCAGTGGATTAATCCACATCCATTATCATCATACCTGCACCTGCTGCGGTACCCGCACCAGGCATGAGGTAGTTGCCCCCATAGGTGATAGCCTTTGTGAGCAACAGCTTGGCTGCACGGCTGCCAAACGCTTTGATCTGGGCAGTGACCTGTGCTTTTGCACCCTCGTAGTAACCACCATAGTTACTACCAAGGGCCTCAATTGCACGGACGACCAGTGGTTTTGGCTGCACGGCTTTGCCGAGTGATATACCCTGTGAAGCGTTGATTAGACACTCGTAGTGGATATACCATGAGAAGTTGATGGTGGCTTGTGAGACAGGCCCACTGACCAGGAGCATAACTGCATTCCAGGAGTCAGGGGTGTAGACACCAGTGGTTGCACTGGTGTCAGCGAATTCCCTTGACGTAAGGTCAGTGGGAGCAAAGACGAAAGACCCACTAGAACGTAGGTCCGTCAATTGAGTGCCTGGGGTTGTGGTGAGGTTTGCGTAGGAGATAGAACCCCCGCCAACAATGTTGGCGTCATTCTGGACGGGAACAACAGCTAGTGTGCCACCAGCCGCAGTGGCTGGGACAACACAATGCCATTGTATCCCTGCAGATATGACACGCGCCTCAGATGTGAATGTTGGGAAGGTCCCAGCAGAATCAGTGTATGCCGCAATATTTACTACTGCGCCAAGGTCGTTCTTGCGTGTAAACGCTACTGTGGACTGCGACGCTCGAAAAAGGAGTGCCGCATTACCCTCCGTGTTAGTTGTCAACGATGAGAAACCCTTAAATGTCACAGGAATCGTCATCTGGTTAGTACCATACGGCGAATAAGCCCCCTCTGCATGGGGGCAGAAGGGGTCTGTGACTGAGCAAATCTCAGTTGCCAACTTGTTGGCACCACCGGGGGCCGCTGCGAGCTTCCCCCGTGGTCGTCGTTGTTGTTGTTTCTGTTGCTGTTTCTGTCTTGAATTAACTACCATTGCGCTTGTTGTTATTTATATATTATTGTTTCCTTAGCTATATAAATACTTATGGACGCCACTAGGTTCGTACATCGGTACCATCGTGTCGTATTTCTCCTCCATCACAACCTGTGTGTCAGGTGTGATGTCGAAGGCTATGAAGTATGAGAGTCGGGTAGATGGGTTTGGTTGGTTAAAGGTTCTTGTTAAACCTTGCCCCATCCAATATAGCCCAGTTGATGTATCGGTCAACTCTACCTCCTTTGCTCCCTTGCCTAGGGCGCGATAGAAATTTTGAACAACGGGGATACCCCCCATTGCTCTAAGGCCACCTGTTGCTATTGCAGAGCGGTAGTAGTCCCACTGACCGCGGGTTGCCACTGATTTGGTTGTATATGCGTCGCGATTACACACGACATCCGGGTTTCGGGCCATTATATAGGCCTTGCCATCCCAGATTGGTTTACATTGACAAAACTCAATCTGCTCTAAATAGTATACAGGGTCCTCAGTCTCCATCTTGTACCCGTAGTCTCTAAACCATGCTTGCAAGTTGTTTAGCTTGCTAAGGTGCTCCCTGTTAACTAATATGACCCCGTCGTCTCCATCATTAATGAAACGAAAAGGGATCTTTAGGGATTTTAAGTAGTCATATACCATATGTGTCATGAGGATAATGTTCCCTAGGGATGTGTTAACATCCCCAGAGCATCTAACCCCTGGTATTTTGTACTTAATTTTGCCAGTTTTCGTGTAGCAAACACCATACGTGGTCAACTGCATGTTAAGCAGTTTTCTCAGGTACCACCTATCAGCTGGGGCACAATGTCTTAAATAGATATTGTGCTCATACTTCAATGCGTCTCTACCAGTGTGTTGATCAAAGCGCGCTGCATCAATGCCAACAGCTACTGGGTCTTTGAGACTCATCCAGTGTTGTGACAATACACTGCCTCTCTGCAGTGCATTTTTACCTTTCATCACAACTTGGTGTCCATAAAGGGCATCTATCTCACTATAGATTGCCTTCTCCATAGGTTGTAAAAATCTACCTAACTCAAGGTTATACCTAGGTGTTCGAGGCTGTATGGGCCTAGGTACTTGGTCGGGTTTAAGCATGTAGTCAAACTTCTCGTCTTTAACAAACATCTTAATCCAACTATCCTTGTGCTCAATAGGTTTTAAAACCAGTGACCTCTTCGCTTTCTCGTAGATCTTACGCTTATGACCGACATAGTGCTCCACAAATTCTTGGGAGGAAATTCTCGGGATGAGCTTTTCGAACTGCTTTACTTGTTCTGAGGCCACTAGGTTGAACGGTGCCACCGGTTTTAGTGGTCGTTCCCCCTTATGGTAAACTAGTCTCTCTCGTAGGGCTCGAAAGGCGTTGTCATAACTATTATTATGTATGGCAACACTAGTTCTAGTTGACTGATCTGTGAGCAGAATCAGTCGTTTTTGGTGGGGCACACCGATGCTTCTCTGACCCTTGATTTGC